AACCTAGTCAGGTATATATCGACAAGAAAGATATAAAAGATGACTACGAGTATTCCAGAAAAACATATAAGGATCTAATAGACACAGGTGTTAGGTCATTGGATGTTTTGGCAGAACTTGCAAGGGAATCTGAACACCCTCGTGCCTTTGAGGTATTATCCAAAACAATAAAAGATATTGGTGATACTACAGAAAAATTAATGGCGCTACAAAAAAGTAAAAAAGAAATAAACAAACAAGATGAAGAAAAGAAACAGATTACCAATAATAATGTGTTTGTAGGTTCTACTACCGACCTACAAAGAATCCTTCAAAAAGAGAATGAAAGAATAATTGACCATGCAGAGGATAAAGAATAACGAATTTGGTTATCTAGGTAATCCTTCTGTAAAAAGAGATGGCGTAGAAACACAATTCACTAAAGAAGAAGTGCTGGAATATGCAAAATGCATGAAGGATCCTGCCTACTTTGCCCGTAAGTATATTAAGGTAATATCCTTGGACAAAGGTCTTGTTCCTTTTGATTTATATCCATATCAGGAAAAGATGTTCCATCACTTTAATGATAACAGATTCTCTGTTGTTCTTGCGTGTCGTCAGTCTGGTAAATCTATTTCTTCTGTTGTATATTTACTATGGTATGCATGTTTTCACCCAGAAAAAAATATTGCCATATTGGCCAATAAGGGAGCAACGGCAAGAGAAATGTTGGCAAGGGTAACTCTTGCTCTGGAAAATTTACCTTTCTTCTTACAACCCGGCTGTAAGGCATTAAATAAAGGTTCTATAGAATTTTCCAATAATTCAAAAATTATGGCATCAGCAACATCTGGTTCATCTATTCGTGGTCTTTCTATTAACTTGCTTTTCTTGGATGAGTTTGCATTCGTAGAAAATGATGCGCAATTCTATACATCAACATATCCTGTTATATCATCTGGTAAAGATACAAAGGTAATTGTAACATCTACTGCCAATGGTATAGGTAATGTATATCACAAAATATGGGAAGGGGCATCACAGGGAACCAATGAATATAAACCGTTTAGAGTGGATTGGTGGGATGTGCCAGGACGTGATGAAAATTGGAAAAAAGAAACGGTATCGAATACATCCGAACTACAGTTTGAACAAGAATTCGGAAATACATTTCACGGCCGTGGTAATACACTTATTGATGCAAATCATCTATTATCACAAATGTCTGTCGATCCGATAGAACATAAAGAAAATATAAACATATATTTAAATCCCATGGAAGGGCATGAATATGTAATGACAGTGGACGTGGCCAAAGGTCGTGGCCAAGATTATTCAACATTTAATATAATTGATATTACAGCAAGACCATTTGAACAAGTGTGCACATTTAGAGATAATAATATATCTCCGATGTTGTTACCTGATTTAATTTATAAATATGCAAACCACTATAATAAGGCATATGTTATTATAGAAAGTAATGACCAAGGTGCTGTAGTGTGTAACGGTTTATATTATGATTTGGAATATGAACAGATGTTTGTAGAATCATCTATTAAGGCAAATGCATTAGGTGCCACAATGACCAGAAGGGTTAAAAGAATTGGCTGTTCTACTGTAAAGGACTTAATAGAACAAAAGAAATTAATAATACGAGATGCAGCTACTATTGTAGAAATGAGTACGTTTGTATCCAAGGGTAATTCATACCAGGCAATACCACCAAACCATGATGATTTAATGATGAATTTAGTATTGTTTGCGTGGTTTGTTACAACAGATATATTTGAAAGTATGTCCAATATTGATATGAAAGATATGTTATATCGAGAAAGATTAAAGGCAATACAAGACGATATGTTACCATTTGGGTTTATATCGGAAAAAGAAGATGATTTTGCAAGTGCGGAAAAAGATGGCGATGGTAATCTATGGCTGGATGCTACCACATTTGACAAGTTACTGCGTTAGGATATGGTTATTTATAAATAATAGTAGTGAAAATTCGTATAATGAAAACATATTAACTAACTCAATGAGAGGATAAAGCGATGGCATTTCAAGTATCACCAGGAGTTGAAGTTAAAGAAATTGATGCAACGGGCGTAGTTCCTGCAGTATCAACTTCTATTGGCGGATTCTCTGGGTCATTTAATTGGGGTCCGGTAAACGAGATTGTATCTGTTTCTTCTGAGAAGCAATTGGCGGATACATTTGGAACACCAGATTACCAAACATATAAATACTTCCTTACAGCCGCGTCATTCTTAAAGTATGGCAATGCATTGAAAGTGGTACGTACCAAAACAGGGCATGATAATGCAACTGTAGTAGGTGGCGGTACCGTAATCGAAAATAGAAGTGTTTACAATAACTTGACTTTGAGTGGAATATCACAAGGAGCCTGGGCAGCTAAATACCCTGGTTCATTAGGTAATTCACTTAGAGTTTCGGTATGTCCTGCTAATGCTACGGCATGGGGCGCGTGGACATACGCATCAAGCTTTCCTGGGCAACCTGGCACATCACAATACGCAACAGATTTAGGGCAGACTTCTGCCAACGATGAAATGCATATTGCTATTATTGATGAAGATGGTTCATTCTCAGGTAAAACTGGCACAGTATTAGAAACTTTTGAATACGTTTCTCAAGGTTCTGATGCTAAGAAGGCAGATGGAACTTCAAACTATTATGCAGATGTAATTAATAATAATTCTGGATATGTTTGGTTCTTAGCCGCACCTACTGGATTATCAGATGCAGGTAGCGCAATTTCGGCTACTTCAACATTTACAACCGTAACAGCGGCTGTAGAAAATAGTCTATCAGGTGGAAGTGACGATAATGTACCAACTGTTGGAGAAATCCAAACTGGATTTGGATATTTTGCAGATTCAGAAACAGTGGATGTAAATTTACTATTTGCATATCCTGATGCAGATGGTGCATCAACAATTGCAAATGATTTAATTGCAAAGGCAAATGCAAGAAAAGACTGTATGGCTTTTGTCTCACCCCCTATCGAAGATTCAGTCGGGACTGCAAGTCCTACTGCTGACGTAAGTGGTTGGGCAGCAGGTCTTACATCTTCTTCATATGCATCAACTGATTCATCAGCTGTATATGTCTATGACAAATACAATGATGTATATCGTTGGATTGGAGCGGCAGGTCACCAAGCAGGTTTATGTGCAAATGCTGATAATGTAGCTGATACATGGTTCTCACCAGCTGGTGTAAATCGTGGTCAATTACTAGGTATTACTAAACTAGCTAATAACCCAGTAAAAGCAGATAGAGATACTCTTTATAAAGCAAGAGTAAATCCAATTGTATCGTTACCTGGACAAGGAACAATATTGTTCGGAGATAAAACACTATTAAACAGACCTTCTGCATTTGATAGAATCAATGTGAGAAGATTGTTTATAGCATTAGAAAAAGCAATTGCAACTGCTGCAAAGGCTCAATTATTTGAATTCAATGACGAGTTTTCTCGTGCACAATTCAGAAATTTAGTTGAACCATTCCTTAGGGATGTTAAAGGCCGAAGAGGTCTTACAGACTTTGCAGTTGTATGTGATGAAACAAATAATACTGGTCAAGTAATAGACGCAAATAGATTTGTGGCAGATATCTTTATCAAGCCTGCAAGGTCTATCAACTTCATTACATTGAACTTTATTGCAACAAGAACTGGCGTAGATTTCTCAGAAATCTCGGGTGTATAATAGGAGAATAAAATGGCAATTTTAGGCGTAGATGATTTTAAATCAAAACTCGTTGGAGGTGGCGCACGTGCTAACATGTTCAAGGTTACTTGTAACTTTCCAAGTTATGCACAAGGCGATGTTGAACTTACATCTTTCCTATGTAAAGGAGCCCAGATACCTGCATCAATAATTGCACCTATTGCGGTACCATTCCGTGGTAGACAATTACAGATTGCTGGAGATAGAACATTTGAACCATGGACTATTACAGTAATTAATGATGTGGAATTCGCAGTTCGAGGCGCATTTGAAAGATGGATGAACGGTATTAATAACCACAACGAAAATACAGGCATATCAAATCCTAGTGATTACCAAGCGGACATGATTGTTGAACAATTAAATAAGCAAGGTGAAGTAACTAAGAAGTATGACTTTAGAGGGGCATTCCCAACTAATATAGCGGCTATAGACCTTAACTATGATTCTGAAAATACTATTGAGGAATTCACAGTTGAACTACAAATCCAATATTGGGAGTCCGACACTACATCATAATTTGTAGTATAAATATAATAGACGGAGGGATTAATTTCCCTCCCGATATTATTTGAGGAAAAGAGTATGGCAGAATTTTTTGGTTTTGAAATAAAACGGAAGACTAATGAGCCTATTAGGCCTTCTTTCGTTCCTAATACAGACGAAGACGGCACTGGGGTAATTACAACCGGTGGGCACTTTGGCGCGTATTTAGATTTAGATGGTGATAAGGCCAAGAACGAAGTTGAATTAATTTTAAAATATAGGGACATTGCATCTCAACCAGAGTGTGATGCCGCTATTGAAGATATTACAAACGAGAGTATCGTGGGTAATCATGATGAATCCCCTATTCAGATTATTCTGGATAAATTGGAAACATCGGATAAAATTAAAGAAACTATCAGATTTGAATTTGAAGAAATATTACAGTTAATGAATTTCAACTCATACGCACATGATATATTCAGAAAGTGGTATGTAGATGGAAGATTACCATATCATATTATTATTGATGGTAAGAACCAAAAAGGTGGAATAAAAGAACTAAGATATATTGACCCTACTAAATTAAGAAAGGTCAAAGAAATAGAAGAAAAACAAGACCCTACAACTGGGGCAAAAATTATAGTAAAACAAGAGGAATACTTCTTGTTTCAAGATAAAGGCCATGCAGCGGCAGGTCAAGGTTTAAAAATACATC